CTTAGCAAATGCAGAACAAAAAGATGTAGCAAGAGCTAATCAAGAACAAAAAGCACTAAAGTTAAGATATAGTAATGGTGTAAAAGAACTGAAAAAATTATATTTTAACGGTAATGAAGATGGCTCAGACTTTTCTTTAAACGATTATAAAAATGGTTTAGAAGAGTTCATGGCAGCTAATAATAATTTTCAAGATCTTGATAATATAGAGACTTTACTAAAACAAGATCAAGATTGGACTCCAGACATATTAAATAAAAGAGCATCATTAAAATTTTATGCAGACATTTATGATACTGATGGTGAGGTTACTAGAGAACAGTGGAATAAAATGCACCCAGATGTCAAACAAATGGTTAAGGATAATAAGCATTTGGTAGAAGAGCCATTTGGTTTTGATGAGCAAGGGTTTGT